TGACGAATGGGAAGAATGCCCTGTCTGTGAAGGGCATGGTGGTTGGGTAGAAGAGTTTAGCGAAGCTGAGTTAGATAGACTCTACCCTCAATTAAATGATGATGAAATTAATTTAATGTATGAAGATTCATCAGTAAGTGAAGCAATCCAAGAAGCGAAAGGAAGTTGGAATAATGACTACTAAAAGAGAAAATTATGTTGTCTATATAAAAGAAACAAGAACTAAAAAGTATATTGTCAATGCAGAATCAGAGCAAGAGGCAGAAGAGAAATATATATTGGAAGGATTAAGTTCACCTTTATACGACAAAGAAATTGATAGAGAAATTGTTTATGTAGGATTAGCTAGTGAGGATAAGGAAGGGTAATTTCCCAACAGGAAGTATATGTATATAACCCCCCAAAGACAATCATATGTTATCATACTTTTTAAATTTTGTCAAGGAAAAAATTATCTTGACATCTCTGAAAAAAAGTGTATACTGTAAAGCATAATGGAATATCAATACCAATTACAAAAGATAAAATCTTTAAATGTTGGCAAAGGTCAACACTATAGAGGTGATTGTGTATTCTGTTTAAATCGAAATACCCTCTCTGTTAGAAATGAAAATGGTAAACTTACTTGGAATTGTTTTCATTCCTCATGCGATTCCAAAGGCATTTCTGACACATCTGTTACTGTAGACGACTTACAAAATTTCTTACACAGTAAGACGAACAGTCCTGACACAGGTGGTAACTTCCTTATTCCTAAGGAATTTGTAACCGTCTATGGTAATAGTAAAGCAAGAGCATACATTGAGAAGTATGAACTAGAAAATACGGAAGCAAGATTAATGTATGATGTGAAGCAAGATAGAATAGTTTTTCTCATTGAAGAAGACGGCCAAGTTCTTGGTGCTATAGGTCGTTCTTTGGTCGAGACCAATACTCCGAAATGGTACAAGTACCCTAGTCGTTCTTACCCTTTCATTACTGGTACTAACAAGTATATCGGCATACTTGTGGAAGATTGTGTCTCGGCCTGTAAAGTTGCTATGGCAAATTTAACAGGGATTGCTATTCTAGGTACAAGTTTAAAGGAAGACTATGTCATGCCTATTGTTGACAGAGTTGATAGATGTGTGGTTTGTTTAGATAAGGATGCCACCGATAAAAGTTTTAAGATAAGAGATACTCTATCTTTTCACATTCCTACCTATGTGGAAATGCTAGACAAAGATTTGAAGTATTATAGTATTAATGAATTAAAAGAATGGAGTAATAATTTATGCACGAAGATTGGTTTGTAATGGTATTAGTAGCCGTTGTACTATTTATCATAGGCTATGTGTTCTTTAATCTACCTGTGTATGATTGGCATGTACAGTAGAACAATTTTAGAAAGACACTACAAGAAAGGTAGTAGAGGGGGAAGATTTAAGATATCTGAAAAGATATCACAACGCAGAGGTATGTATGACAAAGCTGTCATGACCCCTGAGAAACAATTAAATCCAAAAGACTATGAACATCGAAATAGTTTGGTGGATAAAATAAAATTATCTAGACAAGAAGCAGAAGACTATAAGATGAAAATTATAGGTGATGCTGAAACAAAGAAAATGTACGAAGAGTACTACAAAACACATTCATACGAATAGAAAGGAAATAAAATGGGATTGTATGATAAACATAAAAAATATTTAGTAGACATCATGGGGGTGGCTACAATAGTAGAGATTGGTGAGGAAAGGTATGATGATATTTATGGTGAACCGACAGTCATGTATAGCTTGGGGTTTTATAACAAGGCCTTAGAAGACTTAGGGGAAAATGATGACCATACCTTTGAGCCTATGAAGAAAGATAAAACCACAGGTTGTAATATTGCTACATGGAAAAGGTTAAAACCTTATCGATTACCCTTTAGTGAAACAGGTTATCGCTCCGACTTTAGTAATATTGTCAAGGAAGGTACATATGGTAGCTATGAAGAAGTCATTATGGAAAGTGCTATCAATAACTTACGCCATGTAGGGATTACACGAAATAAATATTTTGATGCTCAAACTTTTGAAGACAAACCGATTGTTAGCGTGGTAGGTGAGATATGATATTTGGAAAGAAACATCAGATAGTAGCCACCATAGAAATACCTTATGAGTTTGAAGTTCCTTTTAATGTGAAAGACTTAGATGATTCAGCAAGGCAAAAAGTAAAAGCGTTCTTTGAAGCAGAGTTTCATTTACCTTTTGATGCTGAAAGAATGAATTTAAGAGTAGAGGATAATGTTGATGAAAACCCTATCGGTATTTAGTTTAGTTCTATTTAGTTTAACTTGTTCAGCTTGTTCTTTTACGATTGATAGATTTTCTAAAGACGGTATTGAGATTGAAACTCTACCACCTATGGAATCTAATAAACTTGATTGCGATACTGAGGATTTAACAAAGTTAGAGTTGACAAAATGCAAAATGAATGCTAAACTTCTGGAGTTAAATTATTAAATCTTACATGTGTAAGATAGAAAGGGAACAATGGAAGACGGAAGTTTAAAACTCTATGTTTTAAAAATCATATTACAAAAAAAATATTTCAACAGAATCAAAAAGATTATATCAGATTCTTTCTTCACTAATGGGGGAGCTGATATCTACAATGCCATTACTCGAATCTATGAAGACAATCCTGAGATAGAAGAAATTAGTATTAGTGATTTACAATTAAGTTTGTTTAATACTTATTTTGCTAATCAGAGTTTCCAGGCCCAGAATAGTATCAAAGATTTATTAAGTCGGATTGAAAAAATCAAAGACATGAATGAAGGTGTTATTGAGAATGCTATTAAGAGTATGTATAAGATGAACAAGGCAGATGAAATGTCTAAACTTTGTATTGCCATTGGTAATAATCCAAGTCAACATAGCTTCAAAGAGATACAAAGATTTCTCAATGATATTGACGAAGAACATTTTGAAATGAAGAATAGCACTGAAGTGACCACCGATGTTGATGAAATGCTAGAGGCCGTTAGCAAACAAAGAGAATTTAAATTTAATATCTATGCTCTTCAAAATGCTACAGACGGTATTGGTCGAGGTAACTTTATGGTTGTCTTTGCTAGACCTGAAAGTGGAAAGACGGCCTTTTGGGTTAGCCTCGTTGCTAATGAAGGTGGGTTTGCATGGCAAAAGAAAAATGTTCATATCTTTTGTAATGAAGAACCTGCCATTCGTACACAAGTAAGATTACTTAATGCCTGTAGTGGGTATAAACAATCTGAGATTCTTAACGGCAGTAAAGACTTAGCGATTAGTGAATGGAAAAAAATTAGAGATTATGTTCATACTCATGATAGTGTAGGGATTACTATGGATGATTTAAACAATCATTGTAAAGATAATGATGTTGACATTCTGATTGTAGACCAATTAGATAAGATAAATGTATCAGGTAAATACAATGCATCTCATGAAAAATTAGGTGAGGTTTATCTTCAAGCAAGAGAGATAGCCAAACGTCATAATGTTTTATTAATAGGTTTATCTCAAGCATCGGCTGAAGCTCATGGTCGAACACGATTAAGTTTTAATGTTATGGCTAACTCCAAGACAGGCAAGGCGGCTGAAGCTGATTTGATTGTGGGTATTGGTAAACTTGATGAAGGTAATGAAGACCCTAATGATGCCTCTGTTCGACAAATAACAATTTCTAAAAACAAACTGACAGGAAATCACAAAGAATTTGAAGCAAGACTTATTCCTGTTTTATCTCAGTTCACTTCATTTACATAGAAAGGATGTACACAGTGATAACGACTCTCGATATAGAAACCACCGTCACCAAAGAAGGTGACCCCTCTCCCTTTAATCCTAACAATCGGTTAGTGAGTATTGGGATTAATGATGAATACTTCTTTTTTTATCATAAGGATATGAAAGATGTAAATAAAATAAATGAAAACAAAAAGAAAGTCCAAAGCATTTTAGATGAATCTACTCTCGTCATTGGCCATAACTTAAAGTTTGATATGTCATGGCTCTATGAATTTGGATTTACCTATTCCGGAAAACTTTATGATACTATGTTAGCTGAATATATTATCATGAGAGGGATGAAGGATAAGTCTTTGTCTTTAAAAGAATGTTGTAAAAGACATATGATTAATTTAAAGTCAGATATCCTAGCTACCTACATGGAAGAAGGTTATGGTATTGATGAGATTCCTTTAGAGCATTTAGAAAACTATGGTCGACAGGATGTCAAGATTACCAAAGAACTATATCTTACACAAGTAAGATTATATAATCAAAGAGCTAACAGTGGATTAATTCCTACGAGAGATTTAATGAATGATTTCCTACGGGTTTTAATTGATATGGAATGTAATGGAAACTATATTGATTTAGCTGAACTCAAGCAAGTGGAAAAAGAATTAAACCAAGAATACTATCAGCTCAAGAATAAGATTGATAGAATCATTGCTCAAGTTATGGGTGATACGAAGATTAATCTATCTTCCACTGAGGATTTATCAAAGGTTATTTACTCTCGTAAGGTACAAGATAAAAATCTATGGTCTAGTTTATTTAATATTGGTATTGATAAAAGAACAAAGAAACAAAAGAGAAGACCTAAGATGACTGACCGAGCCTTTCATGAATTAGTTAACAAGTATACTGACCCTATCTTTAAAACCATTGCAAGACAATGTGATGATTGTAAAGGGGTTGGCCATGTAAGGAAGATAAAAAAAGACGGAACACCTTTTGTTAAACTATCGAAGTGTTCTTCTTGCTCAGGGGAAGGGATGTTGTTTACCGAAACTCAAGCCCCTGCAGGTTTTGGTTGGAAGTCTAACAGTGTTCAAGATGTATCTCAAGGGGGATTTAAAACAGATAAGGAAACACTACAAAGAATTAGCGTCTATGCCGAAGGTACGTTGAAAGAGTTTATTAATTCTATCATTCGTTACAGTGCGGTAGAAACTTATCTTAATACTTTTGTTACAGGTATTCAAGAGAATGTAAAAGATAATAATATTCTTCACCCTTCTTTTAATCAACATGTTACCACTACAGGAAGACTTTCTTCTTCTAAACCTAACTTCCAAAATATGCCCAGAGGTGATAAGTTTCCTGTGAAGAGAGTTATCAAATCTCGCTTTGAAGGTGGGCAGATACTAGAAGTCGACTTCTCTCAGCTAGAATTTAGAACGGCTGTATTCTTAGCTCAAGACAATCAAGGCATGAAGGATATTCAAGACGGAGTTGATGTGCATCAATACACTGCTGATGTGATAGGATGTTCAAGACAAGATGCCAAAGCCCATACCTTTAAACCTTTATATGGTGGAATGATGGGTAAGAAAAAAGAAAAAGAATACTATGAGAAGTTCTTAAAGAAGTATCAACAAATAGCGGAGTGGCATCAAGTCCTACAAGATACTGCCTTTAAAACAAAGATAGTTAAACTGCCTAGTGGAAGAGAATACTACTTCCCTAATGTTTACCGAAGAAAAGACGGCTCGACTACCCAAGCCACAGCCATTAAGAACTATCCTGTTCAAGGATTTGCTACTGCGGATATTGTTCCGATTGCCTGTATCAATGTTTGGGAGTTGTTAAAGAAAAGAAAAATGAAAAGTTTATTAATCAATACTGTTCATGATTCTGTTATCCTAGATGTTCATCCCGAGGAGGTCCACCATGTCATAAGCATTGTAAAAACAGGGTTTATCAATGTCAAAGATTCATTGTTACACCGTTACAATTGTGAGCTAAATGTTCCCTTAGATTTTGAAATAAAAAAAGGTGAAAATTGGCTTGACTTATCCACAGTTATATGATATAATATAAATATAAAAGGAGTACATAATAATGTCCAACGAACTAATATCAAATCTAGATAACTTATCCAATGATAAGCTGATGTCAATGCTGGGCCAAGACACCGAGAGTGGTGGCTCATCCTTATCTAGATTGTCTATTAACTATGATACCGAAGACGCAGACGGTAATCTAATAAAACGGGGGTTGTATAAAGTTGATTCCCCCAAGCATGGAATTATCTATGCAGAGAAAGTTCTCTTCCGACCCTTTCTGAATACCTTTCAGTATAATAAATATGATGAAGAGAATGAAGAAAATAACTATAAGTCCGTAATGTTTACCAGTTGGTCAGATGCTAAACCTGATACGAATGGTACAGATGCATGTGGTAGTGTACCGAAAGCATTACGAGAAAACCTTGACCCTGCATCCAAGATAGAACAAGATAAGATTACTTGCTATCGTAATGTGTTTGGTCTAGTCACCATTAAAGGAAAGAACTCCAAAGGGGAAGACAAATCCCTAACGAATGAGCCAGTCCTTTATAGAGTACGAGGTGTAAACTTCTTACCCATTGGTGACCAATTAAAGAGCCTATCGAAAAGAAATAAGATTATGTATAATACTGTTTTGGAATTTGACGGAACAGAAAAACATACAAAAGGTAGCGTCTCTTACTTTATTGCAAAGATTAAAGACTCAAATAAAGATGTAAAGTTTTCTGATGAGGATAAACAAATACTATCTCAGTTTTTGGAACATGTCAAACAAGAAAACGATTATGTCAAGAGTGAACATAACTCTGCAAAGAATCAACAAGTCACAGAAGAAGACATGTTGAATGATGATATCTTAAAGGAAATGTCAGCGTGACCTTCTTAGAAGAAGTAAAATCATTTTTAGCACAGGCTCAACGAGAGCCTGTTGCTATACCTAAAAATATTATTGAGATGTTTAAGAAAGACTGTGAAGATGCAGTCGTGAAGCAGTTTACAGGCGAGAGAGAAAAAGAGTTTCGTATTAGAATGTCCAATGTTGGCAAACCTTTATGCCAATTACAAATGGATAAAAAATATTCAGGGGATAACTCCATTGTTTCTTATGAGAATTATAATCATAAACTAAGAAACTTATTTGGAGATATCATCGAAGCAGTTGTAGTGATGTTGCTACGAACTGTGAAGGCAAAGATTGAAGGTGTTCAAGGTGAAGTACAATTAAATACTCCATACTTTGACATTAAAGGTACATATGATATCATTATTGATGATAAGGTTTATGATATCAAGTCAGCTTCACCTTTTGCTTTTGAAAAAAAATTTGGGGAAAATGGTGGTGGTTTTCACAAAATTGCTGAAGACGATGTCTTCGGATATCTTTCCCAAGGATATCTGTATTCGGAAGCCACAGGTAAATCCTTTGGAGGTTGGATTGTAGTCAACAAAGCTACAGGTGAGATGTTAGTCACTGAGCCTCCAGAGGATGATGCTGAGTATCGTTCTCAAGCATTAGCAAAAGTAAATGAGAACATCAAAGCCTTAATGGAAGATTCCCCCTTTAAAAAGTGTTATGAATTAGAAGAAGAAGTTTTTTACCGTAAGAAAACAGGTAATAAAGTCTTGTCCTCAATATGCTCATACTGCCCTTATAAACATAAATGTTGGGGTGATAACATTCAATACTTGCCCCAACAACAATCCAGTGCCAAAAATCCTAAGTATCTTTGGTATGCTGAAATTAATACACCCAAGGAGACAGCTCATGAAGGATGACGTGCCTGTAGACAACAAGAGTGTTGTAATTATAGTAAGACCTTTTGGCGATAATCGATTTGCCTGTGGTCTTGATTCTAATTATGTAGAAGATACCGAAGAAAAAAAGATGTGTTATACTGTAGCAATGGGCCTTTGCCAAATTGCTTTAGATGACCCTGACATGGTCTATGAAATAGGGATGAGTGTTAGGGAAATAAATAGAAAGAAAAAAGAACTCGGTGCTAATGGTAAAGCTGAAATTATTAGTATTCAAGATTGGAGAAAAAAGTTAAACTAATGGAATACGTAAGTAATTTTAAGGCTGACTTAGTTGTTGGTAAAAAAGGTGAAAAGGTTATCGGTGAAATCCTAGACGGAGATATGGTGGAAGTCAAATCGGAAATAGATAAATGGATTAAGAGTGGTAATCATTTTTGTGAATATCAAAGTAGAGGAAAGGATAGTGGAATCAATAAGACCGAAGCTCAATACTGGACTATTAATCTATACAAAGGTAAGAAGTTCTGTTTTGCTATCTCTTTAGAAACATCAAGATTAAAAAAGATTATTGCCAAGAATAAGTATCGTTCTGTTCCTGGTGGTGATAACAATACATCATGGGGTTGGTTAGTTCCTATCAAAGACTTGATTGATGTAGCTAACTATGGATAAGATTAATCCCTCTTACTATAAAGAAGGCATTGAAACTGCTGATTATATAGAATCAAACAACATGGATTATTTCCAAGGTAATGTAATTAAGTACGTTACTAGATTTAAAAG